TCAGGGCGCGGCGTTTCCTTCATGGGCGCGGTGCAGGCGGTCAAGATAATTCCGCAAAACAGGGCCAGCAGGCCGGTCATTGTCTTTTGCATCTTGGGTTACTCCCTTTTCCAGTTGATCTAAGGCAATGGCGCGTTCATCCGCGGCGCGCCGTTCATTCGCCAGCGCGTCGATTTGCGCCCTGTATTGGCCTTCCAAGGTGAAGTGCAAGGCGCGCTCATCCTTCAAATCTTTTTCAAGCGCGGCTATGCGGGCTGTACCGGCGCGCCAGTCATGGACAAGCCATGCAAGCCCACCGATCATCACAAGCGCGGCAATACCGCCCGCGGCCCATTTCCAAGGGCCGGGAATTAAATCCAGTAATTTTTTCATGTAAGGTTCCTTTACGTTTCGTCGGTGGGGGGCGGGTCTTTCTTGGCATGGGTTTTAGAAGGGAAAAGCGCGCCGATGATGCACAAGACGACGGTAAGGCTCAGAGAATGATCGAGAATGGCCAGTGCAACCGTTTCCGATATCAGCTTGAATGCCAAAAGAGCCATGACAACGCCGGTATGCGTTAGGCCGATCACCAAGGACAGCAACGCCCAAACCATGTTAAAGCGCAGCCGCGCCAGACCTTGCGGCAGGATGGTACGGAAGAAATCGACAAGGTATTTCATGGGTTCTCCTATAGATCGAAAGCGGGCCGGGCTTTTTTTAGAAAACCCTCGACCGTGCCGGCCCCTGCCGGCGTGTTGTAATATTTCTTCCAATAGGCCGCCATGCCGGGCCAGTCGTTCGCCTGCGGCAACGGCTCCTTGAAACGCAAGTAATGAATGCGGCACATGGCGGCGGCGTAAAACAGATTGCCGCGCAACTGGTCATGCAAATCCATATCGCGGATAAGCAGCCCCTTTAGATTGTTCAAAAGATCAAGATTCCGGCTTAAATAACGCTCCCAAATATCGTCATGCGTGGCCGGTTCCATTTGGATAAAACCGCGCGCCGGGCCGCGCCCGATTTGTTGCAGGAACACAAGCCCGCTTTCCGCAAGGGCGGTTCCGATTACGAGCTGCTCCGCCGCGCGGGAATAGGCATTGATGCGGCCAAGCGCAGGCACCACGACATAATCGCGGTATTGTCTAACATCCATGATTTTCTCCTATTTGAAAAAGCCGATTTGCCCGGCAATCGAAACGACCGCCGCGATTGTCCCGGCTATGCCGGATGAAACGGTGATAATGAAAACGATGGTTTTGACGCTGCCGATCGTGCGGCCTTCCAAGCGCGATAGAGCCTTGTTTGTTTCAAGTTGGTTTTCGTTTACGGCGCGGAAACCGTCCTGCATTTCTTTATGAAGGTCGGCCATGCGCGCAGCGTGGCGTTGCTCCATATTTTCAATGCTTTTTTCGCTTGAGCGCAGGCGGCCTTCTAAAATGCCGATTTCCTTGACGACGCCGGTTAAAAGTTCTTTGAGCAGATTGAGTAAGCCTTGGTTATCGGTCATGGAAACCCCTTAATAAGTTGAAATGACAATCCATTGTCCCCCATCCGAAAAAATGGTCATGGCCGCGAAATGCTGCGTCATGCTCCAGATTTGCGCGTCCGGCCCGCCGGAAGCTCCGGCCATCTGGACTTTCACATGATTGCCGGAGGGATCGATTTTCTTGATCGTCGCCATGCGCCCCGCCGCAGCGGAAGGCGTCGGCAACTGAAAGATGATTTGCCCGGTATAGGCAGACACCAGATAGATTTCATGCTGCATGGTGGCTTGATAAACACCGCCCGGCGCAATGCTGCTATCGACATAAAGGCTTAGTTTCGGGAAACGGTTGTCCGAGGTAATCCACCAGTTCGCCCCATTGGATAGGAGCGTTACCGTGTCATATTGCTGCAAGAGAACGATCTCGCGCCGGTCGGGGCCGGGGCCATCCTTTTCTTTAACCCGTATAGGGTTCATGTGAATATCGCTTTTCTTGAGCGTAACTTCCCGCCCGCCTGCATCCCGCGCATTTGGCAAAACAATGTCGTATGCAACCCCGTAAGAGCTAAGAAGATAAAACGTATGCTGTAAGTCCAGTTCGATATCGCCCTCATGTTCCGGCGTCGGGTCGATATAGGTTGTCGCGCGGGTCATTCCCTCAATGTGAATGTCCTGCACTTGCGTTTTCTTCATATAGTTTTTGACCGGATATCCGGCGTTATACGCCTGATATTCGCCGTGCAAGGTAGGGTCCCAAATAGCCGCGCCGCCTGTTGCAGAAAATAGATTTACAATGGAGGTATTTGTAGAGCCGTTATCAATGCGGATGCCGGGCGCAAGGCCGAGGCTTTCAGCGTAAAAATTGACAATGACGTTATTATCCGTAGCAAAGCCAAGGCGAAAGCAAGCCTCCGCGGAGGTATGAACATTGGCCTCACAGTCAAAGAAAGAATTGTTATACCGCCCGGAGCTGATAAAGAAGCCGCTGCCGGACATGGGCGACCCCAAGGAATAGACGCGAACATCATGCAGCTTGTTCGCGTTCGGGCTATCCCCGAATGTATCCGGGTCGTTCCAGTCAAGTGGGGTTGTGGTAAATAAAACCCCGTTAATTGCCGGGCGCGCAATCAAGATACGGCTGGCATTGTTCCAGTAGCATGGCCAATCCCGGTTATTCCATCCGTCAAAAACAAGGCCGTGGTTAGCATCCCATATGGATACGTTTTCAATGACATTTTTAACGCAAGGGCCATCACGCCCGTAAAGCATAATGCCGGAGCCGCCGCCCACCACGCGCAAATCCTTGAGGATGCAATAACCCTCGACGATTTCCACCGCGTTGAAATCGGATTCATAAGTGGGCGTTTCCATCGGGTCATAGGGCGTTGATTGCGCCTGAATGACGGAAATATCCCCCGCGCCGAACAGCATACGGCCATATTTCAGCGTGACCGGCGCGGTTGTGCGGTACGTGCCGGGCGGCAGGAAAACCGCTTCATTTTCCGTCAATGCCTGATTGATTGCGGCGGTATCGTCGGCAATGCCATCACCATATGCGCCGTAATCCTGCGGCGTCACGATTTCCCGGCTGGCCAGATATTTCCGCAAGTCCAGCTTGTTCACGCTTTCGCCGGGCCGGAGAATACCGTTGATCTTTTTCGGCATAGCTTACAGTTCTGCGCTGGCCAGAATAAGGCCGCCCGCAGCCCTTTGAATATGAAACCGCCCGGAAGTAAGGCCGGAAAAATAGGCAATATCGACGCGCCCGTAATGTGGCGTGTTCTCATGGATGTTTTCAATATTGCCCTGCGATTGCGTGAAATCCGCTGTGTAACCGTCCGTCATGGTAATAGGCGCGTTCACTTCATAGACGGGCGCAATCCGCATTCCCGGATGATGCAAGGCAGCCTGCATATTGCTGCCGGAATTCGCTACGCCGACTATGCCGACGACAGGCCGCAAGTAACGATGGACGAGCCTTTCTTCCAAGGATAGAGGGCGCAGATCAAAGGGCTGTTTCTCCTCCCCTATGCTTAATTGTAAATCCGCGACGTAAAAATCCTTTGTGGTGATTGCGCCGCAGGCAATCTTGATTTCAATTTCAATCCCGTTTCGGCAATCGCCCATATCCGGGATAAACAACGCAATGTCCGTATTGTCGTCGTCCTCGATGGTGATCGTATCGGTTTCAATTTCAGTCAAGGACGCGAAGTTATCCGCCGAGATCGGCGTGCGGATGGTGATAATATAATCAGCGGATGGGCTTAAATCGTGATAGGTGCGCGCCGTAAACCATGCGGCCTTGTTATAGAAGGCCCAAGCGTTTTTGGCCTCGATACGGTGGCGGAATAAAACCGCACCGCCCGCACCAAGGGTGGCATTTTCGACAAAGCAGGCAAAGCCGGTTTGCGAAAGCGAATATACCCCCGGCACTTGTTTGATAACACCAGCCGACACTGTACCTTGCGCGACAACGGCCAGAAGATCGACCGGCCCATACTGCCAGGAATTGCTCAGGGATTTTTGCCCGCGCTGTGAAATCATGCAGCCGCCATTAATCACGGCATTCACAAGGCCGGGATAGGCCAGATCATCCGGCTGCACCGCGCTATCCGCTTTCACGCCTTGCGCCGCTGTCGCAAAACCCGCGGCGGCGGCAGGCTGTAAGGCCGTATCCGCCTTTGCGCCCTGTGCGGCGGTGGCGAATGCGCCCGCATCTTCAAAGGCCGCGCTGCCCATATCGTCATGCTGCAAGGCTGAATCCGCCTTGGCCCCTTGCGCAGCAGTGGCGAAATCGTCCGTATCCGCGCCCGCCGCCGTTCCTGCGTCCGCAATCTGCGCGAGCGTATGCGTATGGATTGTGGCAGCCAGACCGCTACGCAAGGCGGTAACGGTGGTCTTGCGCGTGGCGTTATCTTGAACAACGGGCAAAACTTCGCTGCCTTCCAGCACGTTTGCGGCGGGAAGTTCCGAGATTTTCTTGGTGGTCATGCTGCTTTTACTCCAAGATGAGGGTTATAGGCTGGTCGCCTGTAGTGGTGTCGGATACAGGGCCGACAAAGGCGGATTTGTTGCCGTAACGATCAACGGAGCGCACCCAATAATAGAGGGTTTGCTGGCCGGTCAAATTGTTGCGGGTTACTTCGGTTCCGAAAACTTCCAGAACGCGCGAGGCGTCGTCTTCCGGGTCTTCGGTGTCTGCGGTATGTTCCCAAAGTTCGACATACCGCAAATCTTGATCGGGAATCCGGTTCCAAGTGATATGAACGTAATCGTCACCCGCCGCGATACTCAGGCCGGTGGGCGCGGTCGGCGGCACGGCGGTATTGTTCGGCGCGACGATTGCGGGCGTATCGTTCAGCGGCGTAAGGTCGGACGCTGTAAAGGCGTAAACGTCTGCGCCATCTTCATCAAGCGTTAGATCGACGCCCAAATCCTCCGTCATAAGCCAGCTTGTAACTTGGCATGGCAGGCCGGACAGACCCATGCGCGGCCAGTTGACCGCAATCGTATTTCCCGCCGCGACCTGAAAGCCGATCATATTGGCCGGGAAAAGGATTTGCTTTTGCCTGCGGTTCTTTTCCAAAGCGATATAGGCGATACGCTGCGCCATTGTATGCGATTGCGTAAACGGCAAATCCAGCGTGGAGGCGATTTCTTCATCACCATCCTGCGCTATATAAACCTCGCGCGCGACAGGCGGGTATTCCGTCGGCTGCCATTGATGCTCCGGCGAAACAAACGCGCCCCGGATGGTATTGACCAGACGATAGCGCGACCTGTGCGGCTTCAATAAAACGGAATCGCGCGCGTGTTTCGGTTCAATCGTCAAGACCGGCATATCATATGCGCCAACCTTCAAACGCCATTTGCCGCCCGTATAGGCCAAGAAACCAGCGCAGCTTGTAAGCATATCCTCAAGAATATCATTCGGCTTGCTGGCAAGATCGACCACGCCGTTACAGGTGTAACGCTTTTCCGTCCCATCCAGCGTTGCAACAGTTTCGTCGCAGATATTCGCCGCCGAGATAAAGGAATCCAGATCAATTTCATCAAGCGAGGCATTCAGGCCAAAATCAGCCAGAAGATAATCAAGGATGCAAAGCGCGGCATTTTCAGACCATGCGCTTATTTCCGTGCGCGGGTCGTAAACTTCCCGGCCCTTCACAACGGCGGAAATATTCGGCAGGCCGCTGGCATAGGCTTTTTCATCATAGCGCAGCATGGCATGGACGTAAGTAAGCTCGCGCAGCCGGTGGCCATCCGTCCATTTCCCGCCGCTATTGGAAACCAGAACACTATCGGCCAGTTGCGTAGGAGATCCGAGGTGCTTATAGACGCTGGCGAAAACGGTGGAATCCTGCTTGTACGGGTCAGCGGTCGCGTTGCCGGAACCGTCAAGGGCCAAGACTTCATCGTTAAAATAAATTTCTTGAATGGCGTTTGACTGGTGCGCCGCCAGCACAATAACGACATGCAACATATCCAGTTTGCTGCTTGAACCGTCCACCGGGCGGCTGTGAATAAACACAATCGGGCCGCTAACGCGGGTGCGCCCGTACACAATCCGGTGGCTTGTAATCGGCTGGCGCACCATTTGGGTACGCCCGCCGCCTTTCACATCGGCGGACAGCAGCGTGGATTCAAAACGCGGCTTATCGGCTTCCTTGCCGAATACCTTTGAACCGAGAAAGGAAATCCCGGTTGATACAATGCCCCCGGCGACCGCCCCGACGATTGAGCCAAGAATGCCGCCGCCCACGGCTGCGGCAATAAATTTTGAAGTCAGCGCACCGGCAACGGCACCGACCACAGCAACGGCAGGAGGCATCTATTCAATCCTCCATGCGTGAATCCCTTTCAGAATTCCACAGGTCGCCAAGCGGCTCCTGCCGGGTGCGGCGATTTTGTCGCCGGTGCATATGCCGAGCGTCGAGCCTTCACCGCCTTCAAATAAAACAGGGTCGCCGCGGCGGGCCTGCCGGGGCAGTATTTCCGGTATATCGTGTTTGCGGCAAACGGCGGACACCAGTTGATAAAGACCGCCATACCCGGCAATAAGCGCGGCGGCTTCCGGGGCGGTCGTATAACCCCGGAACGTGCGGGCAAGATCAATGCCGGTTGTCGCAAAAATGCAGTTGCAGGCGAACAGGCAGCAATCGTTTTCGCCCCATATAAACGGCTTGTTTTCGGCATGGGAAAGCGCGGCGGCAAAAGCCACTGGCCAGTTGTCCAATTTATAAATCATGGCTTATTCCTTCGCCCGGCCCCAAAGAATGTCGGTTTCTTGCAGCGCGGGGACGTATTCAAGGCCGCGGTCGGTTGGATAGCGGGATTGCTGGTCTGCGTCCGTGTAACGGCGGGTGCGCGCTCTGTCCAAATCGCGCAGGCGGTTTTCAACCATCATGGTGATTGTCGCCGTTTGTCCGCCATCCACGATTTCCACCGTATCCATGCGACCGTCGAAAATAACGATAGGGTCAGATACAAGCGTAAAATTGCTATTGAGAAACCCAAGAAAAACCTTGGCGCGGCGGCCTTGGATGGGTTCGGCTATGACTTCCGCAAGATCAACATTCTTGACGCCGGAAAGCTGCATAGACATACCGGCAGCGCGCAATTCCATTGTTTCCTCGATGGTGGAAATGCGTCCCAGATATCCGGTTCCGGCCCATTCCTCGCCATCCCATGAAAGCGTGCCTATGCCAGACCAGAGGCGCTTTTCGCCGCCAAGAAAATCAAGATAGGCAAGCAGGATGGGCCGCACGACCTCCTTTACAGTTTCGGCGGCGTTCAATTCATTCAATCGCAATGTCACGGTAAGACTTCCTCCAAGCGGAGTTGATAGATGGATAGGCTGATTGCCCGCGCGGTATCGTTCCGCCCGGTATCATCGTCGGACAGGCGCATGACCACTTGCGCGCCGCCCGTTTTCAAATCCTGTATGACAACGGCCTCGCGGATATGCGGCGCGACGAAGGCCTGCCCGTATCCGTTGGCGTCGGTGCCGGTTTCAAAAAGGACTAAATGCGCCCGCCCCGGAGAAGTGCCGAGGCTTTCCCCGGCGAGTAAAACCCCCGTAAGGTTCGGGGCCAGACCGTCGAAACTCACGCGGTCATGCGCGCCGCCAATCAAGACCGGCTGGCCTGCGCCTTCAAAGAAACCGCCGCCCACTTGCACGGCGATTTTCTCAGCCGTGTAAATATCAAAGACAAAACCTTCCTCGGTGCCGATTTCCAGCGGCGCGCCAAAATCAACCGTGATATTGATTTTCTCGTCTTCGCTAATAAACGGAATGCCGACATTCTCGCCTAACAAATCCTCGCCCGCTTCCGTAAGCAGGAAAGCCCCATCGGGAAAGATCAAAAGCGCGGTTTCAAAATCAAAGGCAAAGAGCAGATTTTCCTCTAGGCCCATCGGGACGGGTTCTTCCGTAGTAAGAAGTCCATCCTCCTGCGTCATATCGCTGAAATCGTAACCATCATTAAAAAAGGTCGCGCCGATTTCTTCCGCGTAATCGTCCATGCTTTGCGTGATAGGCCGCGTTTTCATGCGCCGAAAATCCGGCACAAGCACTTTTCCGGTCGGCCCGTTCAATCGCGCAATCAGGCTTTCCAGCGTCCGCGCCCGCCCTTGATCGAGGCGAAAATCAAGCGTTGCCAGCCACCGTTCGCCGCCACGCCGGAATGCCTGAATTTGCCCGTTCATACCGTCAAAAATCCCGCTATAGGGACGGATGAAATAGACCTGCTGAATAGGATAGATATTATCCGGCCAATCTTCCACGCTCATTCCGGCAAGACCTCCGAAAGCTGCAATTCAAAAGCGGAATGCAGGCGGTTATCGGTCGGGTTCGAGGCTTGATCGTCGTCTTGCAGGCGCATGAGAACGCGGCAATTCGTCGTTATCAAATCCCCGGTCGTAACGGCTTCCCGCAGGCGCGGCGCAATCGGGACGGAGGCGTTTCCGTCCGCGTCGGCGTTCACGTTCTGCACGACCATATGCGCCCGGCCCGGCGAAGTTTGAATCATATCCCCGGCCAGAAGGACGCCGGGCACGTTCGGCGTGAAACCCGATAGCGTAAGCGTCGTTCCTGTCCCGCTAACAAGCTGCGGATCGCCCGCCAAAGACCCTTTGGCCGCAAGGCGGCGGAAATCCGGCATATAGATACGGCCCACCGGCCCATGCAGAGCGGCCAGCAGCGCGTCCATGCGCCGGGAATCCGCCGCATTGCGGGTAAGGCTCACTTGCGCCACCCACCGCGCCCCATCCCGTTCCTGAATCTGGACTTGACCCGTTAGGGGGCTTTCAAAACGGACGGTATTTGTGCGGATATAGAAGGCTTGGCGGGTGGGCCTTAAATCCAAGGGCCAGATTACGTCAGTCAAGGCGTCCTCCCCGGCGTTGGAAACTGTCTATGATTTCCGCCTTGGCCGTGGTCGAACTGGCCCGGATAATGCCGGGTATGCGGGCGGTCAAAGCGCGCTCCACGGCCTGCTCAACTTGCGCGGCGGTGGCGTTCGGTTCGGATGCGCCGCGCGCGTCCACGTTCACCATGTAAACGGGATTGCCCACGCCGGAGCTTTCCACGCCGAGATTGCCGGAAGGCAGGCGGCGCAGCGGCAAAATCGCTTCCGGCCCAGCTTCTCCCATAAGCCCCGCGCCGTTTGCCATAGGGAAAATGGTGGGCTTATGGACAATTCCGCCGCGGGCGTAAGCCTGTACGCTATAGCCCCGGTCATACGCGCCGCCCTTGGCGGCGAAAGAAAACAGGCTGCCAAAATCAAAATTGGAAATGGCCTGATTCAACGCACCGGCCAGAGGCCCGGTAATGTTCTGCCGGACAAGCGCGCGGTTAAGGTCTTCCAGCATGGAATTAAGCATGTCGCGCCACTCGAATTTTCCGGTGGTGGCAAATTCGGTAAAGGCGTCTTCCGCCGCATACAGAAAACCAAGCGTCACGCGCTCCGCGTTATAGGCGGCGTCCGTGGCTTCGCGCTCATAGGATTCAAGGGCGCGCTTTACGCCATCCGTCCATTGCGTACTGGCGTAAAGCATACGCTGGCGGGCGTCTTCTTCCGCGGCGGCGCGCTGCGGGGCCGTAATCAGTTCTTGCGCGTAAAGTTCATTCAGTTCCGCAATACGTTGATTATATTCCGTCTGCGCGTCGGTTTGGTCTTCCGTCAGTTTGATAATGTTCTGTATGGTTTCCCGGCGTTTGTCTTCTTCCTTGCGCCGGGCTTCCATAGCTTCCTTTTCATCATAAAGAAGCTCGATATTTTTCTTGAGTTCCGCCGCCTGATTGCCGATTTGATCGGCGGTAAAGCGGCGCGTGGTTTGCTGGACAAACAATTCACGCTCAGAAAGTTGCAGGGCCGCAATTTCATCCTTGATGGTCGAAACGGCGTCTTGCCGCGCCTTGGTCGTTTTCTTTTGCGATTGTTCAAGGTCATAAACTTGCCCGACCAAATCCCGCACCGTCTTGATCTGTTCCGGTACAAGCGCGATTTCTTCACGCCGGGCGATATTCTGCAACTGCATTTCGGCGCGCAGTTGCGCGCGGGCCTTGCCTTCAACGCCGAGGATTTGGATTTGCTCATTCAAGTTCTGGATGAAATCGGCAACGGCGGTCGATTGTTCGTCGATAATGGCGGCAGGCGCGGCGGACATTTCGCCGGTGATCTGCACGACTTTTTCGCGCAGCCTTTCAAGCGACGCCAAATCTTTCTCAAGCACTTCCGTCCATGACCGGCCATTCGTAGGGGCCGGGGCTTTGGCAATGCTGGCTTGGATTTTATTGATTTCGGAATCAATAATCTGCAAATGCTCCGGCCCTAATTTTTCTTCCAGCTTGTCGGCCAAGGGAATAAGACGCTCCAAAGCCTTTTGCGGGCCTTCCGCAAAGCGCGCCATTTTGTCGGGCGTATCGAGGCTTGCCAGAATTTGCTGCTGGCGTTCGATTTCCTTATTCAATTCCCGGATTTCGGCAAGCTGTTCGCGGATAGCCGTAATAGGCCCATTGCTAGGCGCGGCGACAATCCCGCTGCTTTTTTCTTCCAGCTTGGTAACAAGATTGAGGGCTTCGCTGAGTGAATTCAGGATAGGCACAAGCGTATTGGCGACCGGCTTTTGCAATGTGCGGGAAAGTTCCACCCATTGATTTTTAAGCCGCGTCCATGAGCCGCCGACCGTATCGGCCATTGCCGCCGCCGCCCCTTCATAGGAGGACAGCGCGGAAATCAGGGTGGATGCAAAGAAATCGCTTGTAACTTTTCCATCCGCAACCAGCTTTCTAAAGCCGCCCGCGCCGACGCCCGCGGCCCTGTCCAGTTCTTGCATCAAGCCCGGCAAGGGTTCGGTAACTTGCTTGAAATCCTCCATATTGACTTTGCCAGAGCTTAACGCCTGAGAAAGCCCGTACATGGCTTGGTCAATCTGGACACTGGTTGCGCCAAGCGCGGCCCCGACGTTTGCGAATCCTTCCGCCAAGGCTTTCACTTCAAAGTCGCTGATAACGCCGGAACGCTGCAAAGTCAGCAGGCGGGCGTAATTGTCCGCGAATGTCGCAATATCAATGCTCAGGGCATTGGATTTTTCGGAGATAAATTTTTGCGCGTCCGCGTATTCTTCCGCGCTTTCGGTCAAGCGTTTAATGCGCGTATCAATTTTTTCAAATAGCGTAATGTTATCAATGATGCTGCGCGCAGCAGATACGGCGGAAAACGCGGGTATCAGCCTGCGCGTGATCGTTTTTGTCATGCCCTGCATAACAAGATCAGCCTGATTTCCCGCGCTTTGCAGCCTCTTGAATTGACGTTCCCCGGTATCGCCCACCTTTACAAGATTGGCCGTGACCGTTCCGTCCCCCTCGATTTTCAGGCGGATTGTGTAGCTTGATTTTTTTTCGGTCATGCTTCCGCGGCCTCGCCGTTTTTGGAAAGGGCCACGACAATTCCTTTTTCAGCGTCCTGCATGAGTTCAAGCACCGGCGCATTATCAAAGCCGCGCGCCGCGATCATGTGCATGACCGTATCCATATCCAGCCCGATTACTTGGCCGGTGGCCGTAAGGCGCAACTGCCCGGCGCAAGCCTCAACAATTTCCCATGCCTGTTGTTCTTGGATAGTCTGCGGGGCAAATTCGCTATACGGGCAGCGCGCGCCGTTTTCACCTTTTCCGCCCTTGGCGCAGGCCGTATTTTCATGGACGCAGCCTTGGCAATATTGCGGCCCGCCGCTTGGCGTAAAATGCCATTCGCAAATTTTCCTGATACGGGTTTTTGCTTCGCGCAAAAGTGTCTGGTACAGGCTGAATTTTTGAAAGAAAATCTCGCCAATCGGGAATTGCTTTACAACGGCGCGGATATTTTCAGGCGTAACGGGGACAGGCTCATCCATTTCGTTATCAACGACGCCCTGCCAGCCGGTGATATGGCGCACGGCCATTTCCATGACAAGAAATTCGCGGTAAAGCCCTTCGCGCTCATCGGGATTGCCAAGATCAAGGCTGTTTGCGGGCAAAAATCCTGCCGCTTCCACATCGGCAAGGCTCTTTTCGATTTCCTCAAGGCGGCGGCGCGCAGCCATATGCGCGACGGAATAATCAAGCGTGGTTAAAGGGGTTACGGTGAACGTAACGCCTTCAACCATCTCGATTGTATAAGGGCCGCTTGGTGGTTTCAGGCCGATCATGCGTATTGCGTTCCGTCAAGATCGTTGAGTAGCTTGACCGTGACCATGCAGCCCGCGGCCTCGTTCTTCGCGGCCTGAAAATCAAAGCTGGTTTCAATGCCACCAGCCCCGTTAATGGGCGGCTTGGGTTTCGGGAGGTAAACCTCATGGGCCGTAACCGTAAGGGACAGGCCGGGCGCAAGCGTATAGACAAATTCAAGATCAATCGGCGTTCCGTTCGAGGCCAGATCAATCAGGGTCGTATCCGCAAAGCGCACGGTAATAGAGCCGGTGAGCGCGGCAATGGTCGGGTCGGCTCCGTCGATTTTTCCGTCGTCCCGGATAGTTTCAATGCGTTCAAGATTGTTGGTGTATGTAACCGTGCCGCCCGTAAGGTTGCCGATCTTCTCGCCGCCGTGCCGGATTTCCCCCTGAAACTGGCTGGTGCGGTTAAAGGTAAGCTGCTGTGGGGTTCCCCCCTGCGTGGCGCCGAAACGGGTTTCGCCCTGGGCGATCACATTGACGGTGGCTGTGGCCGCGCCGGAGCGTTGAAAATCAAAGCCTATGGAATTGACCACGACCCCGGTATTGAGAAAAAACGCCGGGATTTGTGGCAGGCCGACCTCGATACTGTAACTCGGCAGGCTTTCCGCGCCAGATTCAAACATATGCAGAATACCGCCGCCGCATAAGGTCGGCGCGCTCACGCCTGCCGCCGACGCCGCCAGCGTAAAGGCGTTGCCGGTTGCGCCCGTGGTATCATGGACGATTTTAAGCCGCTGCGTTCCGGTAGGGCGGCTATAGGTGGCGTCGTCAACGGTTCCGACGACCGAGGCATTCAGGACGGAAACGGCCTCGTCAATCGTTTGCATGACGGTGCTTTTAATCTCAATCTGATTTCCGGCAGGCATACCGCTGACAAACGTAAAGGCCGTACCGTTGATCGTGATGGTATCGCCGTTTGACGGATTGGCGGCAAAGGCGATATAGCCCTCTGCCTTGACGGTTTCCGTTTCCGGTTCCCCGAAAAGGCCGGTGAGCCAGAGGCCCAGATAACGCGGGTCAACCGGGACAGTAATATCGCCATCCACGTTGATAACGTCGCGCAAAGGCTGCGCCGGGTCGCGGCCAAAGCCTAAAACGGGGTCGTCAATCAAGCCTTGTTCGCTGCCGAGATTGCAGCTCGTAAAAGGCATTTTGTAGAAGTTTCCGGCTGGTTTTTGCCCGTAAGCGGTTTCCCGCTTGAGCAAAAGGGAGGCACTGGAACCGTATGCGCGGGCCATGACATTTTTCCTTTGGTTCGGGTTGAAAAGAAAAAAGCCCTCCGGGGTGCGGAGGGCTTTTCAGGGGTAATCAGTTTATGTAAGCGGTGTGGCGGTTTCGTATTCCGCCAAAAGCAGAATGACCCCGAATTTGATCGGCGGGCCACCATCAAGGGGCTGCGTGGTCGGCTCCGGGCGGCCATAGGTAAGCCCGGCGACGAGTCCGTCCAATGTCGGGTGGGCTTCCAAGACTTCCCCAATCACTTGCATCAATTCATCATATTTCCGGTCGCGCTGCGCGGTTTCGCCTTCCTGAATATAAATCTCGATCTCGATATTGTGGCTGTAATAGACGTTTGAGAATCCGCCCAGCACATATTCCGCGTCCGGGTTTCCATCGCGGATAATCACAAGGCCGGTCGGCGGTATCCTTTCCGATATGACAGAATTGCGCTCGATCTTCGCACTGGTCGCCGCGGCAATCAGCGTTTTCAGCTTGTCCAGAATCTTCTCGGCGTGGCTCTGCATGATTAGCTTTTCGTATAAATATTGTGAATGAGCCGGGGGATTGCCGCGCCCCATTTTGAGGCGGCAGGTTCGACGTTAAGCGTCTTTGGCAGTTTCGCCTGCCGCACCAAGACGAACATGGCGACGGTTACGCGCCGTTTTGCTGTTGCCGGGTTCTTTGCCCGGATTTTGCGAAAGCCCTTGAATTCGCCGGTCTTGCGGCTGTAGGAGGCACGGTAATTATCCGTGACCAGCAAGGCGGATTGACCGTCACGCGGCACGAAACGCAAGGGGCCGTTATGCTTGACGAACAAGGCCGGAGTAATGCGCTTGTTTTCAAGGCGTTTTGGCGCGTTCTCGGTCGGATAAGCCAGCCAGATTCTATTTTTAGCACGGATAAGGACGCCCTCATCAAAGGCGCGCACGATATCCGGGGCTTTGCTATAGACAAACCCGGCAGGATTGGAGCCGTTATTCTCGTAAAACTTGCGCTGCCATGATTTTGAAAGCTGCGTCCCCATGCCGGACTTGACAATCTGGCCTTGCAATTCGTCTTTCAGCCCATCCGTGCCTTCTTTCGTACCGAGTTTGATAGAGTTGATGATCGTTTTACGCTCACGCCTGAAATCCGCGCTGATACTGTTACCGATTTGTGTTACAAGTTTCATGGCTGCTCTCGCGGGTAGGTATCCACGCACCAGATCAGCCGGTCGCCATCCTGATAAACCGGGCTACCCTGCACGACATAGGCAATGCCCTTGAAAAGCAGGGTGTCGCCTTCCTGCGGGTTGACGATCTCGGCCACGCGGATATCAAAAATGGCGGTATTTGAAGAAAGCGACGCATCACCAAGGCCGATAATTTCATCCGGGCGGCGCGGCATGACCTTGATGGATTTGGGCGCGCCGCCTTCCGGCGTGTAAATGGCGGGTTCGCCCATAACGAAAAAGTTACGGTCAACGACCAAGGAAAAAATGCTCATGGCTTTTCAGGATTTGAAGGGGTTGAAAAAAGACCGCCAGCCCCGGCAAGGGCTGGCGGCAAGTTGCCAGCGGTGGGGAAACTTACAAATCCGCAGCGGCGCGCGCGCCTTTGACAAGGACTTTCGGACGCAGGCAAAGCGGCAGCGGATTGCTTTCTGAAAGCAATTCCACCCACCGCCCGCCTTGGTCGGGAACAATCTTCGCGTATTTGGGAAGGCCGACCGTATTGACCGTTTCCATCCAGTCCGCGGGCGCGGAATAACTGCGGAAAGTGTCTTGCGTTCCAAGCGGCAGGAAACGGCAAGTATTAGCCGCAATGAAATTGCGGGTCGCCGTATCGCCATCCTCCTGCTGGAATGTCGCCTTGCCGCGATATTCCAGCCACCAGATATCCTGCCAGAAAAACCCCTTGCGAACGTCGCGCCGCATGGGATCGGTTGCTTGCTCGGCGGTTCCGGGCAGGCCGGGGCCGCCCGCATTGCCGATTTGGGACAGGATATTGGCAAGGCGGACAGTCGTATCCTTGTATTCCTTGAAAGTTTCCTTGACGGATTTATGATTGACCAAGGATTTGAAGAAAGCCGGGCTGCAAAGCGCGACAATACCGTCCAGCGTATCGCCATCCAGATTGTCCTCGATCAAGCCCCAAACTTCCTGCGTCTTTTCAGGAAGTTCTACGGCGGCATTTGTAAGATCAAAATTGACCTTGTTTTCCTCTACCCCGAATTCGTCAAAGATATCGAGAATAACGGAACCGTCCGCATCAAGGATTTGTCCGGCGATTGCCCCGGCATTCAGATATTCAAGGGTAATGTCGTGTTTTTTCGACATTTCTCCCAAACGGTCGGCCACTTCCGTTTCAGGCGTTTTTGCCTGATCGGGACTGCCGAATGCCCGGACGTTCTGAATATCGCTAGGCCGGATGGTATCGTCCAGCGGGAAATGCGGAATTTCAAAGAACCGCATTTCACGCTTGCCGCGAATATTCTTGTTCGCTTGCGACCCGCGGGGCTTGCTTTGAATAAGGTTCAAGACGCCCTTATTGATTTCAACGCCGACCGAGGTTGTGGCAACGCCCTTATGAGAGAAAAGATTGAGCGAGTTAATCAGCCCGTAACTGTTCGGAAACAGGTTGATCGAGTCGGTCAGTTCCTTCACGGAAAAGGCGTCGCCGCTGAATACATCAATGATATTAGGCATGGTTTAGGCTCCTTGTACGGTAAGAATGCCGACTTCTTTCAGGCCCGCGATCATGGCGGCCCGTTTGTCGTCGTCATCAATGGTTTCATCGAAAATCAGTCCTTGCGTGGATACGAGCGCGTCGCGTTCCAAAATCAGGACATTGGGAACATCGTCCGCGGTCGTATCAACCGGAACAAGCAGAACGGCCACCGCATCGGCAAGGCCATTGACCGCGCCCGCCTTCGCGTAATCGTATTTACCGTCGCCGGTAACTGCGATTGTGAACGTATCCCCGACGATGAAATCCGTGGCTCCGTCCGCGAGGGTAAAGTTCAGGTGGCCTCCGGCGTAAACCGCCGCGACGGTGGCGTCGGCCAGCCGATAGCCGGACGGAGTGAATACGGCGAATGTCCCGGCGTTTGTCGCCGCGGCAATGCACCGCAAAAGGTAGTTGCCCGTTTTGGCCAGTGCGCCAAGCGTCACAGTACCCATGACGCCATTGCCTGTATTGCCCGCGGTCGGGGTAGCGGTCACGCTGCTTTTCGTGCGCTTTCCCAAAACCGCGCCGGGCTTGAGGACGCCCGCGCCTTCAATGACCGTGGCAAGGCCACGGCTGTAATGGGCGTCTTCTTCCCTGAGAAGAAAATCGCCAATGACATTTTGCTCAAGAATTGGATTCATGGTCTGGTTACTCCTTCATTCCAAGTTTTTGTTTAACGGCAGCAACCACGCCGCCTGTCCCGGAATGGGCGCGGGCGGATTGGCGGTTACTGATAACGGTGGTGTTTGCGGATTCCTTCAGCTCGCGGTTTCGCTTCGCCAAAAGGTGCTTGCGGACTTGGCTGGCGGAATAGCCCTTGCGGAGATAGCTTTCAGCAAGGCCCGGCTTTCCGTACAGTTTGCAAAGAGCCATGATTTCCAAGGCTTCCTTGCGTCCGTCTTTTTTGGTTTTAACGGCGGCGGGTTCTTCTTCGTCGTCGTCTTCATCTTCATCGTCGAGAGTTTCCTCATCCTCGATATCGTCGATATCATCCTCCGCCTGCGGGCTGGCGTCGGTATCGCTTTCGAGGTCTTCCTCCTCCTCGATGGGGTCGGTTTCAAGATTTTCGGTTTCAGACGGTTCTTGCGCCTTAACCGCCTGGCCTTTCTTTCGGCCTAGCAGCGTTTTCAAAGACATGCTTTCTTTCCTTTGCTTTGGATTGTCCCCGGAAAGCCCGGAGTGGCTTTTTCGGGCGATCTGCCCGGAAACTTGGCGTTTCTCGATATCGGCAAGGATGATTTCAAGGACTTCATCAAAAGCGGCGATACCATCCGCGAGTCCTGCCTTGATTGCGGCAGCCCCATCAAAACAATCGGCCTGCGTGGAAATCACTGTGCTTTCAGGAATGCCGCGATATTTGGCGACGGATTGCGTGAATACGCTGTAAACCATATCCACGCGGGCCTGCATTCGGCTTTTCGCCTCTTGCGAAAGCGGGGAATGCGGCCAACCGTCGATCTTGCGCGCCCCGGCGAAAATCGGCGTATATTGCAGGCCGGTCTTTTCGTTAAAGCCGGACTGGTCAAGGTGAACGGCGACAACGCCGACAGAGCCGACGCCGCCTGTGCGCGGCAGAAAAATCTTGTCGGCGGTCGCAGCCAAGGCATAGGCGGCGGAATAGGCGTGTTCGTTTGCAAAGGCGTAAATGGGTTTTTCCCCGCGCCGGGAAAAAATGTAATCGGCCAGATCAAAAACGCCAGCCGCTTCGCCACCGCCGCTGTCGATATCCAAAAGAACGGCGGCAATATCCGTGCGCGCCATGACTTCATCGAATTCCGCCCGGATGGATTCATAAGAGCGCAGGCCGGACAGCGCATCCATGCAATCGCCGCGCTGTACCAAGGTTCCATGCACCGGGATAACGGCTATGGGGATTTGTCCGGGATTGACCGGCGCGGGATGATCGGCAAGGAACGGGTCTTGCGCCAGTTCCCCGGCTTTCTCGATATCCGAAAAGAGCCGCGGGGACAGGACATGAACAAGGGTTTGCAGCTTGCGCGGGTGCAATAGCAGCGGTTCTTCAAAAAGGCGCGCGGCAATATGCGGCAGGCGCGCTGCCGCGCCTGCAAGGTTGATATCTGGCATGTGTGATTACTCCGGTTGAATAAAGGCGTTTTCGGCGGCGTCTTCGCTTTCGCGTTCCGCCATATCCGGGTCTTGGCTCTCCCGGTTTTGCATGACCCCGCTATTGCTCACGGCGCGGGGGTCTGTGTCATAGAGAAGGCCAAGAGCATTTGCGCGGGCAAGATCGGCGGCGTTTTCGTCGTCAATCTCGGTAATATCGTAACCGCGGCGACCGGCGACACGGGTACGGCTGATAAAGCCGGAGCGCACGGCGATTTTATCCGCAGCGGCTTCCTGCTGCGGATTGACGTACGGCCAGCCGGGGGCCAGCCATTTGACCTTGAGATACGGGCGCGGATTAAAGGCGAAGTCCGGGGCTTCAAACAATCCGCCCTTGAACGCCTCCACCATAAATTCCCTCCAGACCGGCATACAGAATTGCGCCACTAAAATCTGGTTTTGGAATTGTTCCCAAATCCGCTGCGATTCATTCAAGCCCCACCGGATAGAGGAAAAATTGACGCCGCTTAAATCGCCGGTCATGGCTTCATACATCACGTCCGCGCCCGCGGCGGCGGCGCGCAAATTCATCTTTACGAACGGATCGTAATTGCTGCCAACGTCCGCGGATTCGGCGGTCTTCACTTCCTGTCCGGGGTCAAGATAAAGGCCGGTTCCGGGTTCAAGATCGGTTTCAAAGGGCTTTGATTCATCCCCGCCCGCGAGGGCTTCCGCGATTTCCTCATCCAAGACGCTGCGCTCATCGTCGGCGGGCGACGTGATAAAGAAGGTAAGATAGGCGGCAAACTTTTTTCGGATAAGTTCGGCGTCCTCGTATTCCATGAGATCGAGCATCCGCAAGATAGAGCTTGCCACTTTTGGAAAGCCGCGGGTCTGGCCGGGGCGTTCAACTTCAAAAATGTGCATGATTTCATTGGCCGGGATACGGACGCGCCGGGCGGGGTCGCGCACCCCGATCATTTCGTTCGGGTGTTCCTTCCAAAGATGATACGCGGCAATGCGGTCTTGATTGTCAAATTCAATGCCCTGTACGATTTTCCCGCCATTGGACAGGTGCATGTTAAAAGTATGGTCGAGGTGGTCAGCTTCCAAAACTTTCAACTGAAACGGAATGAGCAAATTGAAATCATCCGTGGGCCGGTACATTTTCCGCACCAGCACTTCCCCGGATTGATAGATAGACCGGACAATGAGGGCTTGCAGGCCGTAAAAATCAAGGCGACCGTCTGCATCGGCTTCCATAGCCCACATATCCCAAGCCTCTTTAACCGCCTCGCGGAAAGCCTTGTCGCCGCCCTTGGGTATAGGCCGGATACCGTTCCCCACGACATTCGCCACAAAAGAACGGTCGGCCCGGCGCATCCACGGAATATTGCGGACTTGATCGCGCGCCCGGTCACGCATCCGCGAAAGGGAGCCATTAACAAGGCCGTTAATGGCCGCGCTCGGCGGCTTAAAGTTTTTCATGCGCCGCCCGGTACTGGCGGCATCGAAACCGGATGTAAAATGATTGGCTTTTACGGCCCGCAACGGTTTCCCATCAAGGCCGAGCAGTACAGGCGGTTTTTGCATGGATTAAAGTCCCCGATTGCTTCGCATGTGGACGCGGCGGGATTTGCGCTTTCCTGCCTTGGCATTCAAAGACCGACGCAGCGTGTTAATGGCGCGTTCCATATCGGAAAGGTCTTGATACTCAATCGTCTTGCCTTCATAGGTCAGCCGCTTTGTGCCGCTGGCGTATGCCTTTTCAAGTTCCGCCAGCATTTCCGGCGTAAACGTAATGCTCGTTGTCATGGATTTTTTCTTTCTTTAATGGTGGCGTACCCGAATGCGGCGGCGCGCGCGTCGCCGGGCAGTCGGGTTTGCCGGTTGCTCAGGAACCTTTGGCAGTTCTTTAGGCTCAGCGGGCGTGACTTCCGGTTTCGGAATCTGGTTAAGCTGGTTATGCAGCGATAAAAGGTCGCCTTGGATTACGTCTTGCGGGATCTCGCGCATGACCGCCAGCGCGCGCCATTTTTCCACCGTAAAGCGGTTGATCTCGCAGCGTTCGGCGGCAGCCATGTTATAAATCCGGCAATCAAGAAAATGGTTTTCGCCCGACACCATCCATTCGGTTGTGTCCTTGCCGTTGCGCTGGTGCGTAACGAGGCTTTCCGCCGTAAGCTGCTTAAAATAGTTTTCGTCGCAGCCGGTGGAAAAATGGCAATAGCCATGCGGGTCTTCCTCCGCGCCTTCCATCACGCCCTCAAGACGCAAATAGGCGTAGAGTTCGGACTTGCCTTGCCATGAGCCAACCGGCCAGACGCGCATTGCGCCCCGGCGTTTCTTTTTCCCGGCATAGGTAACTTCCGTCTTGGCGGCAGTTCCCAAGACCGGGGCTTGCGCGCCGCCCACACCTTTAACGACAATGACACGCGGCTTTCCTCTCGCCCAGGAATAGACAAGGTGGGCCATGTAACCGCTGTCAATCGCCAGCATGTCGCATTGAAAGGCCCGGCCCCATGCGTTTTCATAGTGGCGATTGTAAAGCGTATCCAGTTGCCGCCATGTCGCCGGATGACCCGTATCGCCGGGCAGGAAACCGATATCAATAACCCAGCTTGTTTTGCCGATTCCCCAGCCGACGACTTCAAAATAGAAACCATCCTTTTGAACATCCACGCCGACCGTGATAAGCAGCGCGCCTTGCGGAATGAAGCCCAAGGGGTAGTCTTCACGCAAGGTAAGCAGGCGTTTCCAGCTTGGCGCGTCACCGCGTTCTTCCCACGCTTGCCCGAGCCACAAATTATAAAAGGTTTTCAACTCCCGCGGGTTGTCCTTTGCCGCAAGAAAGGCCTCAACCATTTTATCCCATGTCGTAAATGGGGAATAAATCGCGTTAATCTTGAAACCCGGATGAGTGCCTGCGGCGTTCTGGATAACCCACCGGCCAGAGGCCAGCATTTTCCGTTTTTCATGGTGTTCGATAATGCAGCCGTTTTCCTCGCAAACGTAATACGGCATGAAAGGCGGCTCCGTATTGAAGCGCAAACCGCCCCGGAACGGTTCGGGTGTCAGCGGGAAAAACCGCAATTCCTGTTCGGCCTCGCAATGCGGGCATTTGATCTTAAAAATCCGTTGATCGGATTCCCCGTAACTGCGCGTAATCCGGCTAATGGATTGCAGCGTCGGTGTCGAAACTTCAAAGCATTTTGCCGTGCCGGAATCATGGAATGCGATTTGCCGGGCATTTGCCATTTTATCCGGGTCGCCTTGCCCGCCGACATCAAGGGGCCATTCGTCCCAATCATCCTTGAACAGATAGCGGATTGATTTCTGGCGCAGCGCGGCGGCGGAATTTGCGCCGGTGATAACCAGAAATCCGCCCGGAAACTTTTTGAAGGATGAAGTCGAGGCCCCATCACGGCTTTTGTTTTCGGCAACTTTTACGCCCCAATCGTTTTCATCAATATTTGGCGTCAGTTTTTCGCGTGACCATGCTTTGCCCGCGTCCATCGTCGGATGCACGACCATTGAAGGGCCGGGCGCAATGTCGATGATATAGCCGATAAAGTTTGTAATGGCCTCGGAACCGGCGACTTGTGCCGATTTCATAAACGTAACCCGGTCGCAAGGGTGCGAGGGTGAAAGGCAATCCATGATCTCGACCAGATACGGGGTGCGGTCGTTGCGCCACTTGCCGGGAAATGACGTAGTTTCGGGCGGTAGGATACGGCGCGCATTCGCCCAATCTGAAACGCTGTAATCCGGGTCGGGCATCAAGCCTTTTGAAAAGGCTTCCCGGTAGGCATCACGTCCCGAGGCTAACATCATTGGAAACGTCCATAAGCGCGTCGCGGATTTTTGCCCGCAAATATTGGATAATCTCTTTTTCGTCCGTCATGCCAACAAGCGTTCCTCCCAATTCCTGCGGCAAGGCTAAAAAACGGTCGCGGATAAGCCGGGCGGCCTCGAACGCCTCGCGGTCGATTTCATCCTTGCGTACAAGTTTCCCGGCGCGTTCCTCGTAATCCAGTTGCGCGAGTTTGGCTTGATAGGCTTCCCGCGCGCTGCGGAATTTGGCAAAGGACGTATGCCCGTTTCCCGATTGTTCGGCGGCGGCCCCTTGATCGTCATTTTCCGCCGCCATGCTGTCCGGGTCTTCCGACATATCGTTTAACCGGCGCGCGGGGTCTGAAAGCTGCGCCAGAACCGCATCGGCAATTTCCGGGTCAATCCGCTTTAATTCATCGGTCGGGATTTTCCCCTGCGTCACCAGCCGGTGAATGTACTGGCGCGATACGTCCCGGCGGCGGGCGTATTCCGCTTGCGTTATCAATTCCGCCATATGTGAATTTTCCTCAAGAAACGGCGGGTATCCCGCCCTATGGTTTACTGCTGGCTTTTCCTAAGAAAAAACCTTCTTTTTTCTTTAATCTTTAGTTGCTATGATTAGGCGGATGGGGATGGAGTTCCCCGATAACCGCCGCAAGGCTGATGACTCCTGCCAAATGACCGTATGGTTTATTTCGGCGGGATTTTTTATACCCGCCATTGGCGGGTTTTTTTGTGAAAAAGGAACAAGAAAGAATGTACGCATATTTGATAGTGTTTTTGGGGTCGGGCATAGGCGGCGCACTAAGGCATGGAGTAAATCAACTCATCACCCATTTCTTAGGAACCAAATTTCCCTTTGGTATTATCACCATAAATATTACCGGCTCCCTCATATTGGGATTGCTTACCGGCTATTTTGCTTTTAAGGGTGAGGCTCCGCAGCATTGGCGATTATTTTTAACGACCGGAATTGTCGCCGGTTATACGACGTTTTCCACCTTTTCCCTTGATAGTGTTCTACTTTGGGAAAGAGGCGATTTACTTTTATCCGCCGTATATATTTTCTTTTCTGTCGCTCTATCCCTTGCCGCTATTATGGCGGGCATATGGATTATGAGGGTAACAACGTAATGGAGCGTGAGGGTCGGTACTGCCCCGCCTTATCCGTGGAGGAACCCACGGTGCTTTACTTTTAAGCTACTCACGCGATATTTTTTGACCCCGGTACATGCCTGCATCCATTTCCGCGATCTTGGAAAACGGCAAGATTTCACCTGTGAACCTTTGCCGGGCGGAAGGGTCAAGAAAATACAGATAGCGCAACTGATAACCGGGCAGTTTCTTTGCGCCGAGTTCCACCCATTCTTTCGCCGTTCTGTATTTCAATTCTATTCCCATGTCCTTGCAGATTTCGTGCATGGCGGGCGTATTCCAGTTGGCGTTCATGGTCATTTGCGCCACGCGCGCACCGTTCGGAAATTCAAAAAGGCTGCGGTTCTTGGCTATGCCCGTAAGGACGAAGCCGGAGGCCCGGTAAATTGTACCGTCGCCACATTGCGAGGCATCCGAAAAAGACACAATCCACTGGATATGCGGATAAGACTTTTTAATTATCCGCATGGCAACACCGAGGGCGCGGCTTTCGCTGTTGCGTGGCAGGCGGTCGGAAAAGGCCATGCGGTTGAGTTCAAGAAAACCGTTCCACGGCGTTCCTTCTACCAAGCCTTGCAATTTTCTTTTATCCATCGAGGGGCCAAACTGCATAACGCCCTCAAGCCGATCATTCAGGAAAACGCCAAGATTAAGCTGCGAATTATTGACGACTTTCCCGCTGTAATGATAGCAGCGCACCATATGGCGGGCGGCCTCGGCGGTGATCGGCGCAAGACGGATATTCCTAGCTTTGGCCATTGAGGAACATCTCGCAAATCCGGGTGATGGCGTTGCCGTTGCTGTTTTTATTTAGGCTTTCGTCAAAGGGTTTCAGTTTCTTGGCGGCGGCGATAGCGGCCTTGACCAATTCCGCTTGCGTATTATGCAACGTGAATGTCATTTGCTGATAAGCGGATTTATCGCCGGTCGGCAAATCCGGCATATTTTCAGAAACGGCAGCCAAGCCGGGCAAAAGTTTTTCCAGTTCCTTATCCGAAAAACCGATAACGCCAAGGTCAAAGTCCGCCAGATCAAGCTCGGTTAATTCCAAGGCCAGCAATTCGCGGTTCCATCCGGCGTTTTCGGCTATGCGGTTATCCGCGATCACATAGGCGCGCTTTTGCTCCGGCGTTAAATGCTCAAGCATGATGCAAGGCACGGTTTCACGCCCCATTTTTTGGGCGGCGGCGTAACGACCTGTCCCTGCCAAGATCGTATAGGCTTCATCAATCAAGATCGGGGCCGTAAATCCGAATTCCTCGATGCTGGCGATAATCTGGTCAATCTGCGCGGCGGAATGGGTGCGGGCGTTATTGGCGTATGGTTTCAGGCTGTCAACCGGCAGGTTGACATGCTTTCCCTGTTTTTCATTCATGCTTAAAAAAACCTATGTTTTACGCGGGTTTGCGGGTACTAAATTCCTTGTCAACCGGCGACAAAAGTAAACCTCGTTTGGCGCGTCAAGACTACCAAGACCCCGCGCCGCGCGTACCCGTGTCCGTTTTTTTGCGCCGGAAGAACCTAGAATTTTTTGGAAAACGAAAAAGCCGCGGCAAAAATCTTGCGCGCGGCCATAAAAAAAGCGCCTCTCGAATCAGGGCGCAACTTCACTCTATTGCTATGGTGTCAAACTTTTTCCGCAAAGTCAAGATGGCCTATCCTGTTTTCCTCTGCCACGGGGTACGCGCCGCGCCGGGGACTTGCACGTTGAAGCTGGTCACTTGCGTATCCCTTTCCCAAAGCTGCGCGCGCAGCTTGTCGAGCGCATCCCACCATTGCGTGTAAATACGCCGCTTGAAATCAATATGATCTTGGCTCATCACAATTTCGATTTCGCAGGCTATCGGGTGTTTGCGGTCGCCGTAAATCATTTTCAGTTTTCCATTTTTCTTATAGGCCGGGCGGATTTCAGGCTTTGCGCCCGGCAGCCAGTCGGGGACAAGCCCCGTTTTGCCAAAGTCGATAAGCAAGCCTCTATCCAAATGCGTAAAGAATTTGGTCTTAATCAGCTCATGCACCAGTTCCGCGTCCGGGTGGATTTCCGCGCTAGGGAAACCGAAACAATCAATGCGCGTTCCGAGTTCGGCGTTGCGCTGCACCTGATAAGTTCCGTCGCCGCTGATATTTTTATAGAAGATTCCGTCCGCATCTTTCTCATGCGGCAACAATCCCACGCCGCGCTCAACGATCAAGTCCGCGCGCTGGCGTTGATATGTCCAGATCACCAAATCTTCCACGGTAATATCATGCCGGTATTTCTTTTGCTTTGCTGTTGTCATGTCTTTTCCCCTTTAGAGTTTTTTAGATGGTTTTCCGCTTGGCTTTTTTCTGAATCCTTTAAGGCTTTTTGCTTTTGGATTCAGACCGTTAAAATTATTATGCGGGCCGGTTTAGAGGATTTAGAGGATTGGTTCAGGTTTTTCTCCGCGCGCATATGCGCCTGCGCGTCATGGAAAAACTTTAGAAAATGCTCTAAATCCTCTAAATGCTCTAAACCATTGAAAACCGCGCCGGATTTCTTTTGAGGATTTTAGAGGATTAGAGGATTTCGGCCCTTAGTTGTCCCCACCCTCCTTTCGCCGGAATGATCGGGATTCTTCCTGCATAACCCGGCTTTCGGCCTCGTTATTCAGTTGAATGCCCCGATAATGGCTGTATGGATTTGTGACCCGTTCAAAGTTCATGCCGGTCATGCGCCGCCCGAAACTGTTTTGACTCATGGGATCGAGCGCGGATTCTTTGCACCATAGCTTGTAAGCGTCATAAAGCCGGGATGAGCCGACAATGGAATCCGGCCTTTTTTCGCACCATGAATCTATGAATTGCTGGATAGGGTTTGATTCATGCTTGTATTCGGCGGTGGCCGCGCGCACCTTGGCCGGGATTTTGAAACCGTCCTCCGCCCACATACGGTATCCATCCAATAACCAGTTGAGAATGCCGGGGGCTTCCTCTTTCAGCTTCTTGTCCAGATTTTCGATTTTCAGCTTTGCATTCGGCGCGTTCTTTAATTCCTCCGCGTCTTCAAAACTTTGGGTGAACGGCACAAGCAAAATGCGCCGCCATATGCCGCGATCTTGCCCGCGGATATAAGGCTTATTGTTGAAGGAAAGGCAGAGCTTGAATTGAGGCTTGAATTCAAAAAAATCTTTATGAAGGTGGCGCACCGTCATAATCTCGCTGCCTGTGAGTTGTTTCAGCATGGACTCGGAAAAGCGCGCGCCTGTTTCAGGCTCCGCCGCGCTTACAAGCCGCGCCCCCGGCAAGCGGGCAAGATCGGGCGAGGCGTCGCTGCCCTTTTGCCGGTCGCTATGCAAAAGCGTGGCAAAAGGCGTCACGGTTGCATAATCGCCCAGCATCCATGTTAGAACGTCCATAAGGGTACTTTTTCCGTTGCTGCCTTCCCCCCATAGCATGACGATCACTTGCTTGCCGGTATCCCCGGTCAGGCAATAGCCAAAATATCTTTGCAGGAATAAACGGATTTCATCATCGGGCAGAATTTCATGGATGAATTTTCGGAAGGTCGGGGCTTCCGCGTTGCGGTCGTAAGATACGCGGGCCAGCTTGGTAATATGATGATCGCGGTTGTGGTCTTCTAAAACAATACCGTCAAAATCATCCTCGCCGTTATATTCGGCTTTCAGATTAAGCGTTCCGTTTTGCACGTTGAGCAAGAAAGGGTGCGTATCGAATACGTCCATATCCTTTTCCAATGCGGTTATGGACTCGCGCATGATGGCGGCTATGCGGTTTGTATTGCCGCTATCAATGGCGAATTTATAGTATTTCTTGATACGGTCGAGAAAATCTTTCGGCGTTTCATCATCCCGCGGGCCTTCCGCCATAGCCGCCAGAACCTCCCCGCGAATATCACGGGTGATTTTCTGGCTGTACCTGTGCGCCATTGTCGGCCCGCGCAAGAGCGACCATCTTTGCCCTGTCCAGCCGCACCATCCGGCCTTGGTCACAAAAATAAGATCATGGCCGTAACGCGCCACAAGGCGGACGCTGTTCCCCCAATCGCTGCGATCAACTTTCGCAAGCTGGCGGTCGATCTCCGGCAGGCTTTCATAGGGCGGCAAGTTCTGAGGCAGGCCCGCCTCAAAATCCACTTTCTCCGCGCCTTCCAAAATGGCGCGCAGTTCACCCACGCCCTTTTCGGGCGGCGCATCCTTGCCGCTTCCCTTTTTCTTTTTCGCCATTAGAGCAATCTCCCCTGTCGTTCCTGCGGGGGCGGCGTGACAATCCGTTTTTCGTTTGTGCGCTTGCGTTCAAGTTCCTTGTAATGCGGGGCGCAATACCATTGCCCCAAGCGGCCTTTCAGAAGGTTCACGCCCTCGCCAATGCAGCCCTCGCGCCCGCAGCTTTCGACGCTGCACGGATGATGAAAAATATTCCCTTCAAAGCGCGGCTCTTTGTTCATTACAAATTCCGCATCCGGGCGTACCCTTCCGCATACATGCGGGGGCAGCGGATAATCTTGACGCCGTTTTCAAAATAGATTTCTGGCATGACCACCGGCGCGCCGCTGGCTTGCATAAGCGGGATATAATGATCGCCGCAGCGTTTAAGGACTTTGCGCTTGATAAGGCTTTTAAGATGATGATTGATAATCCAGACAGGGGCGTTGCAATAGCGGGTGGCACGCTTGGGATTGAAAGGCAGGCCGAGCATGTGATGGCGGCAAACCGCTTGCAAGACCAAGGTTTCAGTATCGTTTAGAATTGGCGCATCGTACTTTTCATTCATCGTTTTTTCCCCACGTTCGGTTGCTTTCATTCCGCGGCCTGCCGCAAAATATCGTTGTGATCTTTGCCGACCGGCGACCATGCGGCGCGCGCGTCCATTCCCATTGCGTCCCATCGGCGCAGGGTTCTTTCAATCAAGGCATTCACGGCGTATTGGTCGCCTGCGTCCTGTTCGGCCAGCAGAATGGCGGTTTTACATTCCAGCGGCGGCAGCAGGCCGGGGCGTTTGAAGCTAGGCAGCGGGGTTGGCAGTTTTCGCCCTGGGCGGACAGGGTGTGGCTTGCCCGGAACATTCTGACCGGCCCCGGCCAGATTGCCGAGGCTTCCGCCGACCCATACCGGCCAGTCCGGTTTTGCAATCAGGCTGCTTAAACTGTTTTCAATGCCTTCCGCGAAAACCATAAGCGGCGCGGGCGGGCCTAACCGTATGGCACAGCCCCACGGCTTGCCCTTCATTTTCTTGGCGGGCAATTTCCGCCCGGCTTCGCGCAGCTCGATCTTGCCGGAGCCGTCCGGCTTCAAATAGGTGATATGAACGCCCTGCACGGCGCGCGCGGTATTTTGCAGGGGCGCAATCAGGGCCGGGAATTCACCCAAGAGGGCGGGCCGCGTTTTATTGTCCGGCGTATGCCAATAGGGAACGGCGGGCAGGAAACGTAATTGCACCATAACGCCCGCGGGAAGTTTCGCCGGATCAATGCCCCGGCCCTGTAAATAGATTTCCGCCAAACTGCCATGCGCCGGTATGGATGATCTGAGAAGTTTGCGCGCCTTTTCGATTTCCGCGAGATCTGAGGCGGCTTCCTGTTCAATATCGAACGGGCGCGGCGGCGGCTTGCGTTTCAGGATTGCCGGTTTTCCCGGCGTTTCTATGATGCCACAAAATTCGGCCAGTTGCAGAACGGCCTCGCGGAAAGAAAGACCGTCAATCTCCATAAGAAACTGGATGGCGTCGCCTTCCGCGCCGCAGGCGTAGCAGCGATACCTGTTTTTGCGCGTATCAATGTGAAAAGATGGATTCCGGTCGGCATGGAAAGGGCAAAGGGCTTTGTAATAGTTCCCCGCGCGCTTCATGCCCCGGATACGCAAGGCGGCAACGTCCTCAATGCGGGCGCGGCTTTTGACCTTTTCCTTCAAATCGGGGCTAAGGCCGGTCATGTTAGACCGCCTTTCCGATTCACTGTGGAAAGCCCGTTTAATGGGCTACATTTATATTGTGAGTCAGTGCGTTGCATGATACCCATGAGCCAGAAAATTACGAAACTTGTAATTTTTAGCCTAGCATAAATTACGGATTTCGTAATTTATTTGTGCTAGGATGGACGCAGAAAATTGATTTCCCCCGTTTCCGGGACGTACATACCACAAGCAATAGTTGTGTTATGGCTACAGAAAGGACTATTATGGCGAAGCAAGTGCAAGAAACGCCGCATGAAAATGACGGTTCGAGCGAGGGCCACGAATGGATAAAGGCCCGGCTGAAAGAAGTGGGGAAGAAAGTTAAGGACTTGGCGGACGCAACCGGCCAGCCCGCCTCACGGATCAGCGAAAAGATAAAAGGCAAAACCGATTTTCAGGTCGATGAAATACCGGCGATTGCCCGCCAGCTCGAATTGCCTGTCAATGTGGTCATGGCGCGGTTGCCGACGAGTGGGGCGGGTGTGCTGCCGGAAGACTCGATGCTCGTGGAAATCCACGGCGCAGTCCAAGCGGGGAAATGGACAAGAACAGTGAAGTGGGAACAAAAAGACTGGAAATATGTACTTGCGCCGAAAGATTCGGAGTATCCGTTTGTTTATGCGTTGCGCGTTATGGGCGACGATATGGAGCTGGTTTATCCGCCGCAAGATTCCGTTGTTCTCTACGCCCCTTATGAGCATTACAAGAAACCGATAGTCAGCGGCAATCATGTGATTGTGCAGCGGGCCGATGGCAACGGCCAGTTTGAAACCACCATCAAGGAAGTGAATATTTCGGACGATGGCCGCATATTGCTTGAGGCCCGTTCTCACAATCTGGATTACGGCCCCATTGAAATGTATAAAACAGATGGCGCGCCCGCTTATTACGGCACGGATTCCCTGAAAATTACCGGCGTTGTTTTGCGGGCCGTGATCGAGCGTTTGCCGCCCGCCGCCGGTGGCAAGCAGGCCTTGCCGACCCGCCTTTAAGCAAAAAATCCCCCTATGGCTGAATACACGCGAATGTAATTTCATTCGTGGAGATTCAAGGCGTTAGATTATTTTCGCCCATAAAATTACGAATATTGTAATTTTAATCTTGATAATAAATTACAGATTTCGTAATTTTCCCCCTATCTCACCAACGAGAAAATTAACCAGCTTTAGCGCAAGGGGGCCGCTATGAAGACCAAAAACCGTCCTTGGATGCAAACCGCCCGCGGTGGCAAGTTCCATCTTATCAAGCCGGAAGCGGCGCAAGTCGATATCAAAGACATTGCCGAGGCCTTGGCAAAATACAGCCGGTTCGGAGGCCATACCGAAAACTTTTTCTATTCAATCGCACAGCATAATTGCCTGCTTGTGGACTTGCTGCCGCTGGCGGCGAAACCCTACGGCCTTTTGCATGACGCCTATGCCGCCTATACCGGCGAATTGATTAAGCCGGTGCAAGCCGCACTCAATGCAAAAGCCGGTTACGATCTTTGGTCAATCTTTACAGCCGATATCAAACGCGCCACGCATGAGGCGTTCGGCCTGCAATGGCCGCCGCACCATGCCGTAGAGAATATGGTGCGCGAGGCCGACCGTATCATGCTGGCAACGGAACGCCGCGACGTTCTGGCCGATGGGCCGAATTGGGAAATCCCTTTGCCCGCGCCGGACAAGAAAATCATCCGAGCTTGGACATGGGTTGAAGCCCATGAAAATTTCTTGGAGCGTTTCAATACAATTTGCAAAGTACGCCCGGACATGGTGCTTGCCATGAAATCCTTTGGCCGCGGGCAAGGTGAATCATGACCGGCGTTTCCGCGATTACACGCGCCGGGCTTGAGAAAGCGGCGCGCGCCTTCCCGAATGGCACGATTGACCCAAGGGAATTAAACGCCCTGTATGATGCCGCCAAAAACGGGCGCACGATTGCTACCTATTTCTTGACTGGCCTTTACAGCTATCTGGATGCAGGAAAAATCAAAACGATTGATTACATGCCGCTGCCGGTCGCCAGCAATTTACGCGCGGCCTTGGATGAAGCCGGGCGGCAATCCGTCAAAATCAATCTTTCCTACGACCGCAACAGCGCGGCATGGCGCGCCCTCTGCACATTGCAGGATTGCCAAAACCCCGGCGAAGCCAACCACGCGCAGCGCGATCAAGCGTTATCGCGCGCCATTATGACCGCCCTTTGCCTGAAAAAGATTCTTGCGGGGGCGGCCCATGAATAAGCAAACGCCACCGCCGCACCGCCGTATTCAGGTGGAAATCCATATCGGGGCCGATAGCTGGAACGATCTGGAAATCATGGTGGGCGATATCGCCCGCGAGATCCGGGGCGCGCAAGACGCCGACGAAAACCTTTATTGGGTTGGCAATGGCGAAAATGCCGGGGCCGATCTTTCCCTTACAGTCGATCACGCCATGACGCGGGAACAATACCGCCGCGATTTGCAGGCGTGGAACCCCTCACAAAAACGGAGCCTGCCCCATGATGAAAGACCCTAAACACGCCATCCATTTTGAAATCAACAATATGGGAGCGATCAAGCTCTTGCCCCGCTGGATGCGAAGCCGCGGCGTTGTCAAAACCGCGCCGGATAAAAGGGGCGATCTGCGCTGCCTTACACGCAGCGGCGAATGCGCCGGGAAAATAATATTCTGCAACGGTGCACTCACAAGCCGCGCCTTCAAAGTGATTGGAAAATATTGCAGCACATTACAGGGAAACTAAAGATGAATCCCCATCCCGAAACAATTATCCGGCCTGCCGCGAAACCCGCGCGCCGCCGTTGATTTTCAAAAATTGAGTCCAGCCATGCCCGATTTTCCAATGGAATTTGGGGGAGGCCAGGATCGCGGCCTTACTATCAAGGAAGCTGCGGAAATCCTTGGTTATTCCCGCTGGACAATCGCCCGGATGATTGAACGGGGCGAATTAAAAGCCTATGGGGACGGTAAGAAAAAAAGGATTCCTCTTTCATCCGTAGTCCAGTACTCGACGACTCATACCGTTGTGAACGAAAGCCAGATTGCGGCCAAGAAGCAAATCAGGCGGGTTTCCAAGCGGTATTTGAAAACCAAAGAGAAACTGGAAAGGCTACTGAAATGAGCGTTTATCAAAACAAGCAAAGAAAGAAATGGTGCTATGCTTTCAACATCAACGGCGAAAGATACACCGGATATTGCGAGAACCCCATCACGCGGGAAATCGCCACCACCAAGCGCGACGCCCTGAAAGCTGAAAAGCTGATTAGGGCAGAAATCGAGCAGCGGATTATCAGCGACGAAGCCAAGAAAGAAGAAATCATTTTGCCGCTGCCGGTGCCGCACAGCATCCCCTTGATCGAGCCGATCACATACCGGCTTGAACAGATGCAGGGCATGGCTTCTTTTCCCTCCGCTAAAACATACGCCACGGAAATTTTAGATTTCTTTGGCGAAGCCACGCCGATGGATAAAGTTGAAGACCGGATACACCTTTATATTGATTATTCCCAAAAACAGAATGTACGGGTTTTCAAGGGCCGGGATGAAAAGGGCAATAACCTGTATGAAGTGAAACCGGAATTGCGCTCGGCCAAATCCATCAATGAATATCTGAAATTTTTGACGAAGGCATACCGGGAATTCAAGGCCGCGCCGGAGAATAAGAAGATCAAACACCTGATACCCGACCCGCCGGAGTTCAAACTTTTGAAAACGGCAAAGCGCGTACCGACGCCCATACCGTACAATATCACGCAGACATATCTTGAGGCGTTTGATGAAGCCCTCCACGCGCATACGCGCCTTGCCTATATTATCTGCGTTCAAACTGGAATGCGCGCCAAGGAATGCGCCCGTATCCGCGAACGCCAATATTACGAAACGGAAAGATATCTTGCGCTTGAGCCAGAGCAAACCAAAACGACAACCGGGCGTTATGTGCATGTCAACGACATAGCCCACCAAGCCTTGATGGAATGCCGCAAGATCGGGGACTATCTTTGGGGCGTTCTGCAACAATACCCGCACCTTGCCGCCGAATACCAAAAGGAATACGGCATAACGGGGCGCAGGGATATTAACTTTATCCTGTACCGGCGCAAGGGAACCGGCGTACCGCGGCCCGTAAAGCACGTTTCCACGACCGCATGGAAAACCACCAAGAAAGCGGTTGGCATTAACTACCGCTGGCATGATACCCGCGCCGCATTCTGCACCGATACCTTGGGCGCGAATGGCGACGTTACCGCCGTTCAGCAACTGGCCGGGCATAGAGATATTCAAACCACGCAAAAATATCTTTTCGCTCAAGATTCACGCCTGAAACGGGCGGTTAATAATCTGGCCGAGCAAAGGCCGCTGAATGTTGAAACCGTGAACCCGATCAAGATTTCGCGCAAGGTTGAAAGGGCTTTGGAAAAAACAGCGGCCTAATCTCTGCCGAGTCAAAACCCGGTTATACGCCGGGTTTTGCGTCGTCAGAATTCGGCTGCGGCATGACCGATTGAGCTTGATGGGCGGGCGAAAGTCCCCCTCACTAATCCTGTACCAACCGTTTCAAGAAAGGATTTTACAATGGGAATATGGGCCGTACCGAATACAGTAGAGAAGGCGGAAAGGTTGAAAAACCTTCTTAGCAAAAAAGTTTCCCGCCAGCGCGCGCAACTGGAAACATACAACTTGCTAGGCGACGATACGCTAGTGGATACCTTTAAGGAGATCGGGCCGCGCGACGATGCGCGCTTGGCTATCGCGTACCGGCTTAAAGAAATCTTGGAAATGCCGGAGGAAGGTTTCACCGCCCAATGGGAACCCAAAGCCCGGCAAATCTGCGCGCAGATCGTTAAAGATTTTGGGTGGCCGGTAAATACGAAAGCAGACGAGCCGGTTGTTTTCGTTTCATGGAGCGTTGAGGATATTATCGAATTGGCGGACAGCCGCGAGGACAATCTGGACATGAGCCTTGAGGAAATCCGCACGGCCCTGATCTATGCCGCCCGGAACGGTTATCATGCGGGCGCGGACGATATTTTGAATTCCGTCCGGGATGCGTACCGCGTTCTTACAGGGCAAAAACCGGCATAG